GGTGATTCGCGATCGCAGTATTTTTTTAGATACAGGTTATAAGAATTGAGTGTAATATAACCAAATGGCAGTAAAGAAAACCATCATTACAGTTGATCCGCAAAAGCGTAAAAATAAGCGTACATCCATTGGTTCTAGCAGAAATACATACCCTAGAAACAAGCATAAGCGTAAGCAATACAAGAAATACAGAGGACAAGGCAGATAAATGGCTACTCAAAAAGAAATAGCTGAATATTTAGACTTATCAGCACCTTATGTAAGCACCTTAGTCAAAAATGGTGTTTTACCACAAGCAAAAGGCAAAGAAGGCATGAATAAAGATCATTGTCGTGTTGCTTACATAAATTACTTACGAAGTAAGGCTAGGATGCACTTGAAATCTGGATCAGGTGATATTGGTGAAGAAAAACTAAGATTAGTTAAAAATCAAGCAGATCATAAAGAATTAGAAGTAGCAGAATTGTCAGGAAAGCTAATAGATACTGAAGATGTCATTGATCTTTGGCAAGATATGATTGCCAATTGCAGATCAAAATTATTAAATATAGCTGCAAAAGTTACCCATCAAGTTATAGGTATGACTGAATATGGTGAAATAGAAGATTTAATAAACGATGAAATACACGAAGCACTAAATGAACTTGCAAAAGAACCCATACCAGAAACAACTGAAATCAATCTGGAACAAGTCAATAGCGACATTCAAAGCACCAGAGAAGTTGAAGGTGAGTCAATGGTCGGACAAATACAGAGTTCTGACTAGCGAATCTTCTGCTGAAGCTGGTCAATGGAAAACTAGCAGAGCAGAATACCAAAGAGGAATGATGGATGCGGTCAATGATCGCAGATTAGAAAGAATCGTCATAATGAGTTCATCACAGGTCGGCAAGACTGAGATGATAAATAACATCATTGGTTATCACATTGCCCACGATCCAGCACCTATGCTTGTCGTCATGCCAACTTTAGAAATGGCAAGATCATGGAGTACCCAAAGATTCTCAAAAATGATTGCTGCTTCTGAATCTTTAAAACATAAAATCAAAGACTCGAAAGCTAGAGATTCAGGCAACACAATATTATCTAAATCTTTTGCTGGTGGTTTCGTTGTAATGACTGGATCAAACTCACCAGCTTCATTAGCATCCAGACCATGTAGGATTGTTCTGCTTGATGAGGTTGATCGTTACGAAACAACAAGTGAAGGTGACGCTGTATCACTTGCAACTAAAAGAACTGCTACTTTTGCAAATCGTAAGATCATAATGACATCAACACCAACAATAGATGGTGCATCAAGAATACAAGATGCATGGGAAGAATCAGATAAAAGATATTTCCATGTGCCTTGTCCGCATTGTAAGGAGAAACAAAAACTAGAATGGGCAAATGTAAAATGGGATGAATCAAAAGATGCACACATGGTCTGCATACATTGTGGATCAATCATAGAAGAAAAAGATAAAATTTGGATGATCAGAAATGGTGAGTGGATTGCAGAAGAAGAAACTTATAAGACTGCTGGTTTTCATCTCAACGAACTGTATTCAGTTTGGCGATCTTGGTCAGAAGTCGTTGAATCATTTTTAAATGCAAAAGAACATCCAGATCAGTTAAGAGTTTTTGTAAATACTTCACTCGGTCAGGTTTGGCAATCTGACGCTGAAGAAATAGAAAGTGATTCGTTACTCAATCGGAGAGAAAACTACGATGCACAATCTATACCTGAACCAGTCGTGTTGCTAACTTGCGGTATTGATGTGCAGTCAGATCGTATTGAATCGCAAGTTGTCGGCTGGTCGGCAGAAAATCAAATGTATGTCGTGGATTATCAAATCATGTTTGGTGATCCAAACCAATTACAAGTCTGGAATGAACTAGATGAATATTTGAAATCGTCATTTAAAACAGAAGATGGCAGAACCATAAAAATATCTATCACCTGTATTGACTCAGGTTATGCAACTCAGAATGTTTATGCTTTTTGCAAACAACGACAAGGGAGAAGAATCTTTGCAATCAAAGGGCAAAGTCAACATGGTAAACCAATTGCCAATAGACCAACGCAATCAGGTAAACAAAGAGTGCAACTTTTCCCAGTAGGTACAGATTCCGCAAAAGACACTTTATTTTCATGGCTTAATATTGACGAAGTTAAATCTGGTTATATTCATTTTCCAGCAGATGTTGATGAAGAATATTTTAGACAACTAACCGCAGAGAAAAGAATCATCAAATATTATAAAGGACAAAAGCGAATGGAATGGAAACAGATCAGAGAAAGAAATGAAGTCTTAGATACTTGGGTTTATAACATCGCTGGTTTTTATATCTTGAATCCTGATTTAGAAAGTCTAAAAAACAAAGCTACAGATCAGAAACCAATACAGAAAAAAAGAAAACTAAACAGAAACAGAAGAAATCCAAACTGGGTTAATTCTTGGAGATAAAAAAAAGAGAGCCATCTCTAACTCTCTTTTCTTTTGGTTTACTTATGCAGCTTTTTTTTCTTTTAGGTAATCAAGATAATCTGAATCAGTCATTTTTCTAATTTTCTTCAATATTGAATGAACAGTCATTACAGAGTTTGCGAAATCTGCAATTGCTTTTAAAGAACTAATTGAAGTTTCAGTAAAAGATAACTCATCATTTACATATTCAAGATCATAAAATGATTTTCTTTCATACATATCTTTACTAGTAAGATTGAATAAAGAAGGATCAACTGCATCACAAAAAACAGGCGAGTAAACACATTCATAGTATTTTTTTTGTCTAGTTTCATTAGTTCTAGGTACAAAAATATGTTTCTTGTGAGTGTAGTAAAACCCAGTTCCATATTTGTTATCGTTAATTTTTTTCATCATTTTCTCCTTGTTAAGTGCAACCATCATTGGCTACAGTTATTATTATCCATATTTTTTAAGTTGTTGCAAGTAAAAGTTACACTTTATTTAAAGTTTTTTTTACCTAAAGATTTCTAGCTTTTTGATTTATAATAGTCATTAAAAATCTATTTCTTATGGCAAATCAATTTGATCGTAGCAATTACCCTACACAAGAACCAGATGAATTAGTGATAGGTGATCGCTGGGTATGGCGAAGGGATGATCTTGTTTCAGATTATCCATTAGCTTCTTATGCACTCAGTTATGAATTTCACGAAGATTCTGGTGGTGGCGGTTCACATAAATTTACAATCAACGCTACTGAAGCTGATGATTCTTATTTAGTAGAACTATCATCATCAACAACTGCTGGATATAACGATGGTGATTATGTCTGGTATGCCTTTATCACTAGATCATCTGATTCACAAAGAGTGTCAGTAGATGAAGGCAGAACAACCATTGTTAAAAACTTTGCAAACACAAATGCAGACTTACGAAGTCATGCAAAGAAAGTTTTAGATGCAATCGAAGCAGTCATAGAAAATAGAGCAACTGTAGATCAATCATCTTTTTCTATAGCTGGGCGATCATTGTCCAGAATGTCTGTAGATGAATTACTGACTTTGAAAAATAGATACAAGGCTGAATATTTGAAAGAAATAAAAGAAGCAAGAATCAAAAATAAACAAAGATCAGGCAACACAATTGGAGTTAAGTTCTAATGGCTTGGTACGATAGATTCAGAAGAAGAACAAAAAAAAGAAACTTTCCTAGAACTAGGAAATATCAAGGTGCAAGTACAGGCAGATTATTTTCTGACTTTATGCAAACATCTACATCTGCTGATGCAGAAATCAAAGATCAACTTAGACTGCTAAGAGATAGATCGAGAGATTTAGCTAGGAATGATTCTTATGTTCAAAGATATCTAAATCTTATGCAAAGCAATATTGTTGGTTCTAATGGCATAAGACTTTCCATGAAAGCAAGAAACGATGATGGTTCTTTAGATTTAGTTGCAAACAGAATCATAGAACAGCAATGGAGAAACTGGTGCAAACTAGGTAATTGCACAACTAATGGCAGACTTTCTTTTATTGATTGTCAAAAATTATTTGTTGAATCATTAGCAAGAGATGGTGAAGTTCTTATACGTCATGTTAAATCAAGGGATTCTGAGTTTGGTTACAAAATAGAATTTTTAGAAGCAGATCATTTGGATGAAAAGAAAAATGATGATGCTAAAGGCAACAACAACAAAATTAAAATGGGTGTTGAAGTTGATTCTAACCAAAAACCAGTAGCTTATTATTTATATAAAAATCATCCTTTTGATAACACTTACCAACATACACAAAAACATATAAGAGTAAGTGCTGATGAATTAATCCATGCTTATATTCCGCAAAGACCAGAGCAAAACAGAGGAGTACCATTTACTGCTTCTGCTATGGCAAACATCAAATTATTGAATGGTTATCTTGAAGCAGAAATTGTGGCAGCTAGAACTGCTGCAAGTAAGATGGGATTCTTTGTTTCTCAAGATGGTGATCAATATGTTGGTGATGGCGAAGATGAAGAATATGTACCAATAATGAACGCTGAAGCTGGTACATTTGAACAATTACCTAGTGGCATGGATTTCAAAGAATTTGATCCATCGCATCCAACATCTGCTTTTGAATCTTTTTCAACTCAGGTTCTTAGAAGCATAGCATCAGGATTGAATATTTCTTACCATGCTTTGACTAACGATTTAAGTTCGGTAAATTATTCATCCCTTCGTGCTGGTGCTTTAGAAGATCGTGAAATGTATAGGTTATACCAAAGATTCACCATAGATCATTTTGTTAGACCAGTATTTGAGAAGTGGCTAGAGATGGCTATATCATCTGGTGCAATATCTACATCTCCATCAACGAATCAACCCTTACCAATAAGCAGATACGATAAGTTTGCATTAGCAGCTAATTTTATTCCTAGAAGTTTCTCATGGGTTGATCCACAAAAAGAAATGATGGCATCCATCAATGGCTTACAAGCTGGTGTGGTTACTTTCTCAGATGTTCAAGCAAACTATGGCAGAGATGTGGAAGAACTGTTTGAACAACATGAAAGAGAAACAGCATTAGCAGAACAGTATGGAATCAAAACTGCTTATCAGCCTTATGGTATGAAAATGCCAGTTGAAGCAGAAATACAAGGTGGAGATGATGGCAACTGATTTTCCAACTAAAGACGAAGATAAAAAAGTTAGTTTGCGAAACTCAAACTATCCGCAGTTTGATTATGACTTCATAGCTGGTGTCAAAGAAAACGATCCTGATATCTACAAAGCTGGTGGCAACATCAGAGGTAATGAATCATTCAATCTTTGGACTAAAGCAAGGAATGGAAAAATGACTGATGGTGTTATCAGTTGGATCAAAGAAAGAGAAGCATGGGCAGCTAGACATTTTGGCGATGGTTCACAATTCAAGTCAGGTGACAAAGCTGGTAGACCATCAAATATAGCTGGTGTGATTGCACAAATGAAATGGGGAGTGATAGGAACTCTCGGTGAACAAAAAATGAAAGATGTTGTTTTAGAAGCTATCAAATATGTTGAACAAAAAGAATCAGGTTCAGCAAGTCAGGCACAACAAGACAGACAAGTTTCTGCTTCAGTCGAAGAAGGACTAAGAAAAAAAGTAGAAGAACACAATGAAGAAGTTGGTAATGCAGCTTCTAAAAGAACAACTTACAGAACACTTCTTGCAGTATTTGAACGAGGGATTGGAGCATATAAAACTAATCCAGCTTCAGTTAGACCAAGTGTCAGTTCACCTGAACAATGGGCGTATGCAAGAGTAAACAGTTTCCTTTTCGCATTGCGGAATGGAAGATTTCAAGGCGGTAAACACGATACTGATTTATTGCCTGAATCACATCCTTTATCATCAAAAGACAAAGAGGAAAAAGCGATGAAAAACAAAGACGAAAGACATATTATTAATGTTGAAGAATCCGATGATAGTTACACCATCGAATTTGCAAAACATCATGGTATGGAAGAAGAAATGGAAATGGAAGAAAATGAATCTGAAAAAGATGAAATGGAATCCAGACCATATCACTACGATGAAGATGAAGAAAAAGAAAAAGGAAGATCGGATGCAGAAGATATTGTCTATCGTACTGTTGATCTTGCTAGATCATCTTTCATTGATGAAGAAAACAGAAGGGTGAGAATAGGTGTAAGTTCTGAAGAACCTGTTGAAAGGGAATTTGGAATGGAAGTCTTATCTCATTCTGAAGGTGATATTACTACTGACTTTATTGCTAGTGGCAGATCACCTTTATTGTTAGATCACGACATGACTAAACAAATTGGAGTGGTTGAACAATATAAATTAAATTCTTCTGAAAAAAGGGCGGTGGCTATTGTTCGGTTTGGTCGAAGCGAACTAGCAGAAGAAATATTTAATGATGTCAAAGATGGTATTCGTCAAAATATCTCAGTTGGCTACAAAATAGATAACATGGAAAGAGTTAAATCAACTGACGATGAGAAGCCTATGTTCAGAGTAAGACATACACCATTAGAAGTGTCTGTCGTTTCTGTACCAGCAGATCAATCAAAAGCAGTTGGCGTAGGTCGTTCCAAAAACAAACTTTCTAATATAGAGGTAAAAACAATGACTGAAGAAGTTAAAAGTGAAATAAACCTTGATGAAGTTAGAGAAAAATCTGTTGCAGAAGCTAGAGAGCAATTTCAAAGAAATTCAAAAGAAATCATTGATCTTGCTGCTAAACACAACAGGCG